GGCAAAAAAGTAAAAGATTTAAAATCTAAAAAAGATGACTCATCACAACAACCATCAAGTCAGCATATAACGAATGCATTGTTTGTTGGTAGCACAGCAGAACTACAGAAAATAATTGGCAAGAGATGACACCGAAATCCTACTTAGGAAATTCTAATTTAAAAGCATCTGGCGTATTACTGAATTTCACTAAAGAAGAAATTGAAGAATACGTTAAATGTGCTGACGATCCAATATACTTTATTGAAAATTATTGTAAGATTGTCACACTAGATTACGGGCTTCAGCCATTTAAACTCTATGATTGTCAAAAGAACAAAGTAAAGATTATCCATGAGAATCGTAAAGTCATTCTTATGGAGGGGCGTCAACAAGGCAAAACAACAACTTCAGCAGCATACATTCTTTGGTATACTTTATTTCAAGGAAGCAAGACTGTAGCAATTCTAGCTAACAAAGCAACGGCTGCAAGAGAAGTTTTATATCGTTATCAGATCATGTACGAGAATCTTCCTGCATGGCTTCAGCAAGGTGTCACTACATGGAACAAAGGTGACATTGCTTTAGAAAATGGATCAATTGTATTCACAGCAGCAACAAGCGCATCAGGTATTCGTGGTAAGTCAGTTAATTTGCTGTATGTTGACGAGGCTGCTATCATACCAAACAATATAGCAGAGCAATTCTTTACTTCAGTTTATCCAACAATTTCTGCTGGTGAAACAACAAAGATTCTGTTAAGTTCTACTCCACTAGGATACAACCATTTCTGGAAGTTCTGGAATGATGCCGATAATGATAGGAATGGATTTGTCAATTTATTTATTCCTTATTGGGAAATTCCTGGTCGCGATGAAAAATGGGCATCTGAACAAAGAAGATTGCTAGGTGAATTGAAGTTCAATCAAGAAGTGTTATGTAACTTCTTAGGTTCTAGTCTAACACTCATTGCTTCCGATTCTATTGCACAAATGTCTGCTAGCCCTATTCTCTATCAAAAAGATGGACTAGATATATACGAAAACGTTGAAAAAGATCATGCATATTGTATTGTAGCAGACACTGCGAAAGGTGTAGGCGGTGACTATTCAGCATTTCAAATATTAGATATAACTAAAATGCCATACAGAATTGTGGGCAAGTACAGAAACAATCAAATCAGCCCACTTTTATATCCATCAGTAATTTACAGAGTAGGTAAAGAATACAATGAAGCATATGTTCTAATTGAAATTAATTCTTCAGAGCAAGTTGCAGAAATTTTGTATGCAGAATATGAATATGAAAATATTATTTCTGTTAACAGAACACCACAGGGTCAAGTTGTCAATGGCGGGTTTGGTGGAAGTAAAACACAACTCGGTGTCATCACAGACAAAAAAGTTAAACGTATTGGATGTTCTAATTTTAAGTCTATGGTTGAAGAGAAAAAACTTATTATCAACGATGCTGACACTATAGCTGAGATTTCAACATTTATTGAAAAAAGAAACAGTTACTCTGCTGACGAAGGATATCACGATGATTTAGTTATGCCTCTAGTGTTATTTTCATGGCTGACAACAAATTCATATTTCAAAGATTTAACAAACATAAATATAAGAAAAGAATTGTACGAAGCAAGAATCAAAATGATTGAAGAAGAAGTCACTCCTTTTGGTTTTATAAATAATGGTGAAGAACAAGATCAATTAGTTGATGCAGGAGGGCAAGTTTGGCACGTGGAGAACTATCGCAAATCTGATTTTTTATAAATAAATTAAACAAATCTAACATCAAAACATCATTATAACAAGGAGAATTCAATGGCTATAAGTCTAATTTCACCAGGAATCAAGATCACCGAAACAGATTTGGTGTCTTCCTCACAGTCAGTATCTTCAACCTCTGGCGGATTTTCTGGTCAGTTTCGTTGGGGTCCGATAGATCAAGCAACACAAGTTACTAATGAAACCGAATTAGTAAATAGATTTGGTAAACCAAATGCAACTAACGCAGTTGACTTTTTGTCAGCCGCTAACTTCTTGGGCTACTCTGGCTCATTGTTCGTAGTTCGTAGCGCAAACACAGCGTTGAATGCTACAGCAGAAGCAACAACTGGTTCAGGCACAGCAGGTACTGGTACATCTATTAAGAACGATGACGCATACATTAACACAGCATCATTTAACGTTGGTCCTTGGGCCGCTCGTTATTCTGGCGCATTAGGAAACGCACTTAAAGTTTCTGTTTGCCCAAGTTCAGCGGCTTATTCTAACACATTAACTGGAACGTTTACTGTAACAGCAGGTTCTACGACAGTTACTGGTGCAGGAAGCCTTGCAAATACACAAATGCAAGTTGGTGATTTTATTGTATTGTCTGGTCGTTCAACTAAAGTTGTTGCGATTGCTAATGCAACATCATTCACACTTGAATCTGCACACTTAACTGGTGCTGCGGCTGCTACAGGCACACGCCGTTGGGAATTCTTTGGTGAGTTTGATTCTGCACCAGGAACATCTACAAACGGTGCCGCATTGGGCGCATCTGGTGATGAATTACACGTTGTTATTCAAGACAGAACAGGCGAGATTACTGGCACAGCAAATACAGTTTTAGAGAAATTTGGATATCTTTCTAAAGGTTCTAATGCTAAAGCAGATTCTGGTGGTAGCAATTTCTACAAAGATACAATTAATGATCGTTCTAAGTGGATTTGGTGGGCAGCCCATGACAATGCTGGTTCTAATTGGGGCAACACATTAAATAGCACAACTTACACAGCAGTAAACACACCTAAGACATATTCTTTAGCTGGTGGATCTGATGGTGTCGCATTAACAGATGGCGACAGATCATCAGCTTATATCTTGCTTGCAAACAAACAAGAAATACCAGCATCTATTATTGTGGCTGGTCAAGCAAACGCTACAGTAGCAAATAGAATTATTGCTGACGTTGCTGAACTTAGAAAAGACGTTATTGTTTGCATCTCTCCAATAAGAACAGCAGTAGTTAATAATGTTGGTTCCGAGGCAACTTCAATCACTGCGTGGGCAGACACAGTTACACGTTCTACATACGCAGTTGCAGACAGTGGTTGGAAATATCAGTATGACAAATATAATGACGCATATGTTTATGTGCCATTGAATGCTGACACTGCAGGTTGTATGGCACGTAATGATTCTGTTCGTGAGCCATGGTTATCTCCAGCTGGTTTCAACAATGGTCGTATTCAAAACTTAGTTCGTTTAGCATACAATCCAAATCAAACTGATAGAGATACCTTATACAAAGCAGCAGTTAATCCAGTTATCACGCAAGTTGGTCAAGGCACAATTTTGTTTGGCGATAAAACGTTTACATTGAGAAACACTTCAATGAATCGTGTCAACGTTCGTAGATTGTTTATTGAATTGCAAAAAACAATTGGACAATCCGCAGACAATGTATTGTTTGACCAAAATGATGCAACAACAAGAGGCGGTTTTGTGAATCTCGTTGTTCCTTACTTGAGAAGCGTTCAGTCTAGAAGAGGCATTACAGCATTTAGAGTTGTTTGTGACGCAACAAACAATCCAGAAGATGTAGTAAATGCCAATGAATTTGTTTGCGACATTTTCGTGCAGCCAATTCGTTCTGTCAACTTCATTCAACTTAACTTTGTCTCTGTAAGAGGTACCGCAACATTTGCTGAAATTGCCGCATAAATAGTAGAGAATAAATAAGGAGAATTATATGGCAATTACAACAATTCAAAATTTGAAGGACGTTCTTAATACGGGCGCTCGTTCAAATTTGTTTAGAGTTACCTTAACAGGATTAGAGTCTGCGGAAAGAGATACAGATTTTAGTTACTTGTGCAAGGCAGCGCAACTGCCTGGCTCAACTTTAGGTATCATTGAAGTTCCATTTTCAGCAGGCAGAAGATTTAAAGCTGCTGGAGATAGAACATTTGCTGACTGGACAACAACAGTTATCAATGACTCTAATCACACAATTAGAGAAGCATTAGAAGACTTGCAGAGAGAATATGGAGTTACTGACTACAATTCAGAAACTTCTAAAACTAGAACTGGTGGAGATGCAACAGAATTCTCTACTATTTTAGTTGAACAGTTTAATCAAGCAGGCACAGTGGTGTATTCATATACGCTAGTCAACTGTTGGCCACAAGATATCAGTACTATTGATTTGTCTTATGATTCTACAGATACTCTTGAAGAATTTACTGTAACTTGGTCTTACGACTACTTTACATTCGAATAAGGAATAAAAAATGGCAGCAAACGAATTTTTCAGTATCGACACATTTAGAGAAAAACTAAATGGTGGATCAAAAGCAAATTTATTTCGTATGGTAATTGATCTTGAAGAATCAATAACAGGTGTCGATCTAACTAATTTTTCTGTTTTGTGTAAATCTGGTGCAATTCCAGCATTTACATTAGGCGTTATTGAAGTTCCGTTTAGAGGAAGACGAATTAAAATTCCTGGTGACAGAACATACGGAGATTGGACAGCAACATTCGTTAACGATGACTCTCAAAATATTCGCAAATCTTTTGATAATTGGTTAAACAGCATTGTCAATGTTGATGGAGAACAAGCGTTAAGAGATGGTACAGAGACATATCGTTCCACTATTACTATCAATCAATTGCGACCTGATGGTACTATTGCTAGAATATATCAGTTGTATGATGCGTTTCCAACTGATGTTTCTGCTATTGACTTATCTTATGACACTACAGATGCAATTCAAGAATTCACTGTCACATTCCAATATCACTATTTGGATGTTGGTGGTACTACTTCATTAGCTGGTGCAGACGCAAGTAGTCCATCATCAACCGATACAAGCATTCCTGGCGGCGATCTCACCTTGACAGAAACCGTTTAAAAGACTTAAATAATGAATTTTACGCAACATAAATAATTGCGTAATAGTTGTCAAATAATGGGGGCTATTACAGCCCCCATTTCTTTTTAGAGAGAACAAATATGAAACTTTTTGGATATAAGATCGGTAAAGATGATGCTGAAGCAGAAAAGCTAAAATCATTTGTTCCTCCTACCGATGACGATGCATCAGTTGCAATTTCTGGCGGTGGTGTCTATGGCACATACTTAGACCTTGAAGGTCAGATTAGAACAGACGCAGATTTAATTAAGAAGTATCGTGAGATGGCACTTCAGCCAGAATGCGATGCTGCGATTGAAGATATTGTCAATGAATCATTAGTTTTTGAAGATGGTGATTATCCAGTTCAAATTATTTTAGATAAACTTCAACAGCCAGAATCAATCAAGAAAAAAATTCGTGACGAATATCAGTATGTTATGAAACTTCTTGACTTCAACAATCAGGGTTACGATATATACCGCAGATGGTATGTTGACGGGCGATTGTATTATCACATGGTCATTGACGAAAAGAATCCTAGATCAGGATTGAAAGAAGTTCGTTATATTGATCCACGTAAAATTCGTAAAGTGCGTGAAAGCAAAAGAACAGACAATCGTCCAGGAACAGCAGACACAACACAACAATATCACGAATACTTTATCTATTCTGATAAAGGATTTGCTAGAGATGGTTCGCAAGGTATCAAAATTGCAGTAGACTCAGTTTGCTATACCAACTCAGGTATCACAGACAAAGATGGCAAAGTAATTGTTTCACATTTACACAAAGCAATCAAGCCACTCAATCAATTACGTATG